GATGCTGGCGCCATCGGTAGCGCCTTGCCACTGAATGACGGGGTCGGCATCGGCGAGGGCTTGGGCGTCGCCCGACCAGATGGTGACGGGCACATCGTCAAGCAGGCCTTGGAGCACTGCGGTGGCGATGGCGCCGTCAGGGTCGGTGAAGACCAGGGTCGGGGATCCGTCGCCACCGAGGCCGGTGATTTGCAGGCCGGCGGTTTGCCACGATTCGCCCATGAGGGTGAGCGTGGCCAGGGTGCAAAACCGGAGCACGGGAGTGGAGTCGATGCGGACCAGGTGCAGCGGGCGGGTGATGCGGGCCTCTGTTGCGGCCTGCATGGCGGAGGTGAGGGTGCGCATGGCGGGGGGCCTGATCAGTAGCCGACTTCGGTGGTGGCGACGTTGCGGGCGCCCGAGCCGAGGAAGCTGATTGATATGGTTTTCGGGATGCTATCGGCGGCCTCTTGAATTGCCGGGGCGACGCCGCCGAAGGCGTCGATGATGGCGGTGCTGATCACGCTGGCCAGTTGCTTTTGGTCGTCGATGGCCTGCTGCCGGGCGGATTCGATGCGGGTTTGCGCAAGGGTTTCGAGCTGGGTGAAGCGGTCGATGAAGGCTTGCGAGGTATCTTCTTTGATGCCGTCGGGGATCAGGCCCCAGGCTTGGTTAATGGTGCCGTTGAGCTTACCGACGTACTCGGCAATGAGCGTGGGGTCGGTGAGGGTGCGCAGGGTGTCCATGTAGCGCGCAGCTTCGGCGTCGAGCATGGCGTACTGGCCTTCGGTGTCGAGCAGGCCAAACTTGAGGTTGCGAATGGATTCGCTGACGGTTTGGGTGGTTTGCTTGCTGACGGCGTCGAGGTTGGCCAGCAGGGCAATTTCGGCGTCGTAGCGCTCTTTGAGGCCGGAGACGATGGTGTCGATCGACATGGAGGCCGAGGCGGCCATGGCACGCAGTTTGTCACCGCTGGAATACCAGGCTTCGGTGGCGGTCATGCTGGCTTCGGCGGCGGACTTGAGCACGTCGTCGGTGGAGACCGACAGGACGGCCATGACGGTTTGCGCCTGGGAGAGCGAGGCGGTGAGCTCTTCGAGGCTGGCTGTCATGGGGTCGATGCTGCGCAGCATGGCATTGGCGACGGGGGATAGATCGGTTTTTTGCAGCGCCTTGTAGAGCATGCGGGGCACGTCTTCGGCAAAAGCTTTCATCGCTTCGGCGCCGTTGGCGGTGTAGCGCTTTTCGAAGTCGACGACGCGCTTGCCGGCGGCGTCGACGATACGGATGGCGCCTTCGGACCAGTCGTCGTTATCGGACACAAAGCGGCTGGACACCTTGTATTGCCCGAGGCCGCCCAATGACGTGGAGGTGACGGCAAGCTGCTTGATGAGGCCTTCTGAAATCGACTTGGCGGCGGTGTCGTAGCCGGTGGAGCGGTCGGAGTTGTAAGCCCCCCAGGTGAGGCGCCAATTGGGTTCGGTGGCGGCGGTGGCGGCCATGCTGGTGCCGTCGGTGCCAGCAGTCCAGGCGCCGCCATGGTGGTAGGTGGGGCCTTTGAATGCGCCGAGCTGGTCGGCCACCAGCAGGGCGACGGCCAGGTAGGGGGCCGCAGTGGCAAGGCCGGAAAGGGCCGTGCCTACCATTCCGGCCGACGAGCCCAGTGCACCGGCCGCACTGGCTCCGGCGCCGAGGCTGGTAGCAGTGGCGCCCATGCCGGCGGCGTTGTAGGCGGCAATGGCGCCGGCAAGATCAGCGCCGCCGGCTGCGGCCGACAGGCCAGTGGTGAAGCTGCTGGCCATGCTGCCGAGCTGCATGTAACCCGCAGCACCGGTAAAGGCCGACAGGCCGCCACTTAGGCCGGCAAGCTGGCTGCCGGTGTTGATGAGGCCGCCCAGGTTGCCGATGCTGAAGCCTCCACCACCTGCGCCACTGCTGCCGCCGAAGCCCATGGACTGCATGATGCCCTGCACGCCCTGGGTGACCATGGGCTGCACTGCGGCGCGGATTACGGTGGCTTCGATGGTTTTTTTGAGGAGTTCCCAGCCGTCTTTGCCGCCGGTGAAGATGGCGTCGGTGAGGCCGCGGCCGATGTCGTCAGACACGCGTTGCCATTCTTGCGCGGCTTTTTCGGCGGCTTTGGCGTTGGCTTCTTCGACGTCGAGCGATGCGGTGGCGGCGGCGATGCGCTTGCGAAGCTCGACTTCCTGTTCCAGCTTGGCGAGGTAGTCGTCGGCGACGCCGTTGTCGCGGGCTTTTTGCAGGGTGTCTTCGGCCCGGGCGAGGGTGAGCGCAGCCAGAGCCCGGCGGCCGAGGCCGTAGGTGGCGGCTTGGTCTTCGAGCTTGGCGGCTTCTTGATCGAGGCCGACAAGGTACTTTTGCCAGTTTTCGAAGTAAGCGTCTTGGGCCTTTTGGGCTTCTTCGCGGGCCTTTTTGTCGGCGGCGACGGCGTCGGTGTGGAATTTTTGGCTGACGGTGAGCTTTTCGACGGCGCCGCGGTAGGCTTCAAGGTCGAGCTTGCCGCCCTTGTAGGCGGTGAAGAGGGCTTGCAGGTCTTTGTAGTAGCCAGCGTCGAGGCCGGAGGACTTGCCGTTGATGCGATCGAGGATTTTTTCGAGCTCTTCGGCGTCTTTTTGTTCTTGGGATTTTCCGGTGCGGGCTTTGCGCTCTTTGGGGTCGGCCATTTTTTCGCGAATGGCGGCAACGCGCTTGGCGATTTCGACTTCGGACTGGCCGGCGGCAAGGCCTTCGTTGCGGGCCTTGGTGATGGCGCGCTCGCGCTCTTCGGCGCGGCTGAGGTATTTGTCGCCCTCTTTTAGCCAGGCGATGCGGGCTTGCTCTTGGCGGTTGCTTTCGGCTTTGGCGGCGGCTTCTTTGGCTTGGTTGGTAGCGGATGCCTCAAGGGTGGCAAGGTATTTTTGAGCGACGTCGATGTTGCCTACTTCGGAGCCGTTGCGGATACCTTCAATGATGCGTTTTTGTTCGGCGATCTGGTCGGATAGGCCGGCTTGGCGGCCAACGCCCAGCATGGCGTCCCACGCGCTCTTTGCAGTGCCGACAATGCCCTTCCATGCGGCTTCGATGTGGCCAAGGTTCTGGACGATCTGTTCAGACCGGCCGTTCATGGCGTTGGCGTAGGTTTGCTGTGCCAGGGCGCCGGCTTCGAGGGTTTTGCCTTGCTCTTCGAGGGCCTTGATCTGGGCGTAGACCGAGGCAGTGAGGTAGTTGTATTTGTCGTTGAGCTTTTCGGAGGCTTTGACGGGCTCTTTGCCCAGCTCGGCGAACTCGCTGACAGTTTCGGAAATGGCCTTGCCGGTGGCGCGTTCGAGGCGGACGGCGGCCTCGCTGACAAGCTGCAGGTTGGCAGCGACGACCTTGCCGGTGCTGACGGCTTGCTCGAGGGCGCCGGAGGTTGCGCCCTGGGTGGCGCCGGTGGCAGCGGCCAGGGCTTTGGCCATGTCTTGCAGTTGGCCCACCGATGCACCGGCTGCGTTGCCGGTGAGGATGATGGACTTGGCGAGGGCGTCGGCCTCTTTGCTGCCTTGGTAGTACGCCGTGCCGACGACGCCCACCGTGGTGGCCAGGATGGTAAAGGGGTTGATGAGGCCAACGACGTAGCTGCCCATGGCGCGGGCGGCGTTGCCAGCGCCACCGAACATGTCTTTGAGCTGGCCGCCTTGCTGCATGAGCACGGTAAGCGGGGCCTGCCCCGAGGCAAGGCTGGTGGCAATGTCGGTAAATTGGGCCGGTACGCCGCGCAGGGCGTTTTTGAGCTGGCCAGCGCTCAAGGTCATGTCCACCACGCCGGTGACGGCGGCTTTTTGCTTGGCGGTGGCGACGTCGAGCTGGTCGAGATAGGGGCGCAGGGCATCGACGCTGACGCCGCGCTGGCGTGCGATGGCTTCGTAATAGCCGGTGGTGGCCGTGCCGCCGGCTTCGGCGGCGGCGGTGGTGCGCTGAATGCTGCTGACGATGGATTTGGTGCTGCGGTCGAGCTTGGCAGTGGCTTTTTCTCCGGCGGCGCCAAGGCTGTCGAGCCCTTTACCGGCCTGGGTGCCGGCGGCGCCCACGGACGTGGCCATGTCGTGGGCGCCCTGCTTGACTTCGGCAAAGCCTTCTTTGGCCTGCGTGGCGTCGACTTCGACGCCGATTTGTACTTTGCGGTCTTCAGTTGCCATCGGTGTCGCCTCGCATTGCCATGAGCGCCGCGCGCTCCATGAGTTGTATTTCGTCCATCACGCGCCACCAGTCGGGGCCGGTAAAGCCGCTGCGGTCGATGAATTGCATGGTGACGGTGTGATCGAGCCCGGTGGGGCCGTTGAAGCCGTGGCGCCACTGGGTGGAGAGGCGCAGGAAGAGCTGCACGACGGGCCAGTTTTCGGGCCAGATTTCGACGGGGTCGAGGGCGTAGTCTTCGGGGGTGAGGCCGGAGCCGGCCAGCTCGCTGGCTGACGGGGTCCGGTAGTGGGCGGCGCGTGCCGCTGCAGTCAGTTTCCCAGGCGGCCTTCGACGGAGGCGGCGCGGTAGCCTTCCATAATCGCCACGATGGCGCCGGGGAGTTCGTCGGCCAGGCGCTGGGCATTGGCACGGGTGAGGGGCTGGTCGACGTCCCAGGCTTCGAGGGCTTCGAGCAGGTAGTCGGCGTTTTTGTCGCGAGTGGCTTCCATCAGCCGCTCCATCGAGAAATCGTCACCCTGGGGAATGGCTTGGCCGGCGTCTTTGAAGATGGCATCGACGAAGGCGCCGAAATCGGTGCGGGTGCGGTACTTGAAGGTGCACTCGATGACGCCTTGCTCGCCGGCATGAATGGGGAAGGTGATGGTTTTTTTGAAACTGGCGGGACGCTGGCCAAGCTTGATTTTGGTTGCCATGATGTTTTTATCCTGTGAAGAAAAAGACCCGCAACGGGGGCGACCCGGCGGGCTGAAAACCGGCCCCGCAGGGCCGGCGATGGCAGGGGTTAAGCCGCGTAGCGGGTGGCGCGGTTGTTGCCGTTGAAGGCGGCGGTGACGCGGTTGATCTGGCCGTCGGTGAGCTTGACGTTTTCGTTCAGCGCGACCTTGCAGGGCAGGTAGATCGGCGAGCCGGAGCGCAGTTGCATGCGCATGATGGTGTCGGTTTGCACTTCAGTGAGGCTCTTGAGGGCGTTGTAGCCGGCGCCGCCGATGGCGTCGGCGTCCAGCTCGAGGGTGTAGCTGGTGGCGCTGAAGCCGTCGTTGATGGAGTATTCGACGTCGGATTCGATGTACTTGTAATTGACAGTTTTGGGGTCGCCACCGTTGGACTGCGGGTTCATGATCTTTTCGAGCTGCTGCCAGGTGGTGACCTTGCGGGCGCTGCCAGCGCTGGAGCCCGTGGGGTAGAAGCCGGTGTTGGTGGTGTCTTGCCCTTCGAGCTGGAAGCTATCCGCAGACACGGTGGCGATGCGGAAAGCACGCTTGTTGAGCTTGCCCCAGCCGCTGGTGACTTCGACGATGTCGCCATTGCTGAAGCCGTGGGCCACGCAGCTGACGACAGCGACAGAGGCGTTGGTGATGGCGGTGATGGTTTTGTCGGTGCCGAAGGCGGTGGCGACGGAAAAGATGGTGCCGGTGGGTACTTGGGCCATTGCGGGTCTCCTGAATGAAAAAACCCGCCGGAGCGGGTTGGTGCTGGGTGAAAAGTGGGGTTAGCGGGGCAGCCAGATGGTGAAGTCTTGTTGCGTGCCGTAGCCGGGGGGTGTCATGTCGGGTTCGTGCTGCGAAATGGGGCCGGAGGCCGGGCGGGCCTCGAACGCGGTGGAGGCAATGAGGTTGTTTTCAGCGAGTTTGCGCACGATGGAGACTTCGAGCCGGGTTGTGCCCCAGATGTTGATTTGAACCTGGGCGTTTTCGGTGTCGGGCAGGTCTTTGCCGACGTAGGTGACCGGATTGCCGCCGATTTGCTGGTAGGTGATGTAGGGGCGCGGGGTGTCGAGCGGGGCGACGTCGGGAAATACCCGACCGGAGACCAGCGGGCTGAGGGCGGCAACGAGGGCGGATTCGAGGCTCATGGTCAGATCAACCAGGTTTTGCGCAGATAGGCGCGGAGGGCTTTTTCAGAGGCTTCGGCGGCTTGCGGGGCAACAGCCAGGGCCGGGCGTACAAACGGCTGGGCGGCGACTTGCCGGGGGGCATCGAGCGGGATGTAATAGGCATCCTTGACGGCCTGGGGGGCTTTACGCGATGGCGCTTTTTTGCCTTTCATGCCAGGGCGGATGGCGGTGTACCAGTGGCCATCCTTACCGGTGAATACTTTGTAGCGCTGGATGTGGCCGAATTCAACGAGGTGGCCATGCGGGGCTTTTTTGGCGTTCCAGCTGACGTGATAGACCGCCCTGCCCTTGCCGGAGTTGTTGGCGCTGTAGGCTTGGTAAATGGCGCTGTCGAGGTTGCCAGTGACCCGGCCGAGGCCGGCGACGTTGAGCTTGACTTGCTTGTAGAAGACTTCGGCGCCGGCCTGGGCGGCGGGCCGGGCAGCCGCTTCAACGTCGAGCGTCATGGTGGACATGAGGCGGTCGAAGCTGGACAGGTCTGTTTTGAGTGTGAGGCTCATTTTCGGTGCTCGCAGACCAGATCAAGCCATTCGTTACCTTTGGGCAGGCAGGCGATGATTTCAAAGTCGCCTTCGCGCAGGCGCACGCGCATGGCTTCGGTGATGGTGGCGCGGTAGCGAATGCGGACACTGGCGCGCAGGGTAGAGGCTTCGGCACCGGCGCGGATGCTTTCGACGCCGGAGGGGTAGCGCACGTTGGCCCAGGTGTGGAACAGCACAGACCAAGCGTGGATGGGCTGGCCAGCGGCGTCGGGCGTGGCAGTGCTGGCCAGTATGTCGACGCGGGTGTCGAGCTGGGCGGCGCTGAAAGTGGTGGGCATTACGCGGTGACCGTGCCGTAAAAGCGCAGGGGATCCAGCAGGCCGTTCCAGAAATCGTCAGGGAGGGCGTAGGTGGGCGCGGTGTCGATCGCGGAAGGCCGGTGCCACACGCCGATGGAGAGGAGCATCCAGGCGCGCAGGCTGGCCCAATCGGCGTCGGTGGCGGTGACGCCGCAGGTGTAGCGGATGCGCACCGCACCCGGCTCGGCCAGCGTGGTGGGCCAGGTAGTGACCGGCATGATGGCGGCGGGCTCGCTGTAGGGCCGCAGGCGATAGGCTGCAGGATCAAGCGTGCGCTCGATGGCCGTGGCGTCGTCGTACTTGATGCTGACGATAGCGTGGACAGGCGGATCGGGCAGCAGGATTGCCCAGCCGGGGAAGGCGTCCAGCACCCGCTCCCACGTTTGCATCCCGAAGCGCCGGCCGGTGCGGTGTTCGGCCTGCTGACGGGCATTGACGATCAGGGACGTGATGAGGGCGTCCTGATCAGTCAGGTCGTCATCGATGCGCAGGCACGCCTTGGCTTCCGCCAGGGTAACCGGCTCGGCCAGCGGGGCTGTGATGAGTGGCATGGGTGAGTCCTGATGGATGTAAAAAGCCCGGCACGGGGGCCGGGCTGCGGGGTTTGAGTGCCGGGCTTAGCCGGCTCTCGGAGACTGCCGAGTCAGTGATAAAAGGGCAATCCCCGCGCACCCACGGGGGTTAGATTTAGATGACAATCTTGCCAGTCGTGCGGCTTACCCACTCGCCGTCCCATCTGACGAATACGTCGCCGGGGCGGCTGTAGGTGATCCCGTCGAGCTGCGACGCCGACATCGGAATGACTGATCCATCGCCGAACTTGACATCAAGATCCGCGATGTAATCGCGGCAAAAATTAAGACCATTGTTGCCAAACGCGGGATTGACTCCGTCGTACGGTATTGCCCGATGGATGTAGCTGATCCCGACGTTTTTACCTTTAGCACAAATAGCGACCAGCTTTTGCTGATCACTACCGGCATAAGTATCTCGGGCTTCGGGCGTTGCTCCATTTCCGCACTCGATATGCCAGCGATTATATCGGCCATATTTTGGAATAAAACCGTGAGGCTGTACATCAGCCCACCCGGTAGCTGCAAACTTTGCATGCCATGGGTCGATTCCGTACTCTGCATCTGAGCACACGCCACGGCTCGACTGGATACCATGCGAGCGCAGAATTCCTGCAATATCTTGTCCGGTATAGCGCCCGGAATTAGTCAAAAACTGAGAGAACAAGTAGCTGCCGGGATTCGCGATACCAAGTTTATGCAGTACCCGCTTAAACGCGTTGATATTGCTTTCAAGTTCGGCTTTTGTCGTTGTTGCGCCGCATGCAACATTGTCAATTGCGATGTGCTGGCAAATATCCCACCCAGCTTTGTGCCAATTAATCCACTGATCGGGTGCTGTGTGCATGTCCTCCGCAAGGGCTAGACGCGACACGACACCCGGCCATCCGCGCTCTGAAAATTTCGGCAGCAGGTTATCATGCGTAAGTTGATAACCGCCATCGCAGACCTGGACAAAAGCCCCGCGTGCCCACTCTGGAGAGTACACGCGGGACAGGCGGACAGTGACGGCGGCATTAGTCGAGACAGTAAACCCGATAGCGCGGATTTCGGTTTCCGGGTTATTTTCGTCCCACTGAATCGCGCCCACACGCGTCGCTTGCGCAAACGGATTTGCCCTAAGAGTGCGGTAAACACCATTCCATTTTTCGGGGTACGGCCCCCCGTGCAATCCATATTGCGATTTCCCGCCGCCGGAATCGTCAACAATTACCCAGATGCAGCCGTTAGCGAACGTAGCGTCTCCGGCTTTTGCATAAAACCGAGTCGTTGCAGACCAGTCCGAGACATTCAAGCGCCATGCGACTTCAAGCAAGGTTTTAGGGTAGTCGCCGTACACATTCGGCAGGATTGGGATCGTGATCCCGGCGCTCGTCAAGCCAGATGGCAGGTCAATCCGAATTACAGAGCCGCCGTACTCGTTTGCATCGGCCTCGACAGTGATCGAGGCCCCGGCGGGCTTTGTGGCCCCTG